CAACAAACCACGCTAATCTACTAGCACAATCACAGTTCCGTAAATTCAAGCAAAATATCTCAAATTTACGTTGACAAAATAGCCTTGATTGTGGTATTATATAGGTAAGGAAAGAGAGGTGAGGGAAGAAATGAATTATAATTTACAACAAGTTGAATTTAATTTTATGAATGGAAAGCAGGTGGAAGTAAATGAGTTATAGTCTTGATAACATTGAATACCTAGAAGAAAGCTTACAAGAATTTAGACAGACCTTAAAAATTTATCTACATGATCTTGAAGATTTTGACCATGAATTATACCTTGATTTTTGCAAATTGTATGGTAGAGTAATGTTATTAAAGCTTAGATTACAATACGAAATATTAAAGGAATACGACCCGAAAGGAGAATAACAATGTTAGATTACAACCGTATCATGAACGAACTGTCCAAAGTAGATCCCGAGATGCACCGTTGGCTACTTGAAGTTGAACCATCGAGAGTAAATTTAAATGAAGTGCAAGAATATTTGAGAATAATGAATAAGAATACGCCTAGTTAGCAATAACTAACTTGCGCATATTATAAGAGGGCGAAAGCCCTCTTATAATTAGTTAGGGGTATACTTTGTCCCACCGATTATGAAGTAATCATAGCCATTCCATGTTTTTAGGAAGATACGGGAACCAATATTAGGGAGAGTAATAGTAGTTGGGTTACCGGGATAAATTGAAACTCCCTCACCTTTAGTTAGAGTAGTGGTTGGGCCATTTGTATTAACAAATTCTATTGTGGCAAATTGGTTAAAACATGGGCCTAACTTTAAAGTCCCGTTTCTAAATAGTTGATAATAGTTTGTAGTATCGACAGTCCTTGAGGATTCATTGTTGTTTGGTTTTGCAAGGGAATCAGTAAATGATATATCTCGAGCTTGTAAACCATAACCCAGAATAGGAGTGGGGATATTTATTGCAGTACATCCAATGAATCCAGCACCTGTAACTCTAGCGGTATCGGCAATAGTTACAGCAAATGCGGTTTTGCATTTAGGGGTATCATTATTGTCTATGACATGACAATTATAGAAATAGGCATTTCCATTTGTCTTAGCATTTTTGGAATAAATTTGACAAGCGGAAGCCCATCCTCCCTCACCGATAGTATCAGCGTTCTGTTCATTATTAGAAGAATTTGCATTTATGCAAGTGCAATTCGAGTAAGTACGAATAATGGATGTATTTACATTTGCAGAATCGAAGATAGAGTTATAACGGGTATTTTTTATAATACAATTGTTTATTTTTACCGACCCTACAACACCATCAGGAAAGTTATTAATATTTATGCCTATATTAGCGCCGGTAAAAGAGCAATCAGTTACAAAAACTTCAAATGGTGTAGTAGGGTTAATAGCAGAACCAGACATAACTAAACCAGAATATTGGTTATTAATAAAATCGCAGTTGCTAATTTTTATATTACGCATATTAGGCGAACGTAATTCGGGTTCTATGTCTAAGCCTGATTGAGGAGATAGGCCAACGGTATTCGCAAAAACTGAATTTTTTATAGATAGATTATATCCACTTACAATAGACATCCCTTGCCTAGCATTATTATTACAATAGATATTATTAATAGTCACATTACTACTAGGGGTATTAGTAGTATCTCCATCATATTGATCGATATAGAAACCGTCTCCGCTGGCGTTAGAAAGGATCATGTTTTCTATATAAATATTGCTAGCACCTCTAGTTCCCATACAATGAGCATGTCCTACGGTAGGAGTTTGGGGCTTATTCATCGTAATTGTAGCACCATTTCCGAGCCATTTAACGTTAGTGATTTTTCTAAAGTCTATTAGTGGGGCTTGCCATAAATTGCTATTTATCCATGTATCATTTGCTTTAATTACGGTGGTAGGCTCGCACACATATATACTATTTGAATTTAACGTTAGCTGATTACATCTATAGGGCTGTTCGGCTCCGTCTATAATTAGGACTTTTCCTTGCGCGGCATTAATAGCTTGCTGCATTAAGGTAGTATTATCGTCATTTCCGTTAGGGATTACGTAATCGCTCATATGAACAGCTGATTTACTCATTAAAGTATTTACATTATTAGTTACTGTATTTAGCCTATCGTTAAGTTCACCAAATATTTGTTCGTTTATGATTTTTTCTAATGTGCCGTTGTCTAACCATTCTTGTAACTGGCCTTTAGCGTAACTTTCTAATTGAGTATTAATCCATGTTTGCAAATTTTCAAATTCACTAGACAAGGCATTTTCGTTTTCAATCACTTCATTAAGTTTTTCACTAATTTTGCATAGTGTTTCGTAATACGAAAGACTATCATCATAAACTAACGGTAGCACTTTTTGGCAATAAAATTTGAAAGGTGTAATCATTTTAACCTCCTAATAAAGAAGAAAGAATAGGTCTGCAAGTTCTTTGATAATTCGCATGTCTATATTAAACAAATCTTGCGAATAATCAGCTAAAATTTGACCTCGCATCCTCAAACCAGACAGACCAGATTTTTTAGAAATATGATTTTCGTCACTGGTTATAGTGTTTGTGTTATCTGTTTTTGTTTCAGAGGTTGTTGTGTTATTGCTATCTGCCTTACTTTCCGTGCTACCGCTATAATAATCTTTAGACCCCACAACAGCAGCTTGCGGAAAATCGCTTGCCATAGTTTGGCCAGTAGTACTTCCATCATCACTAGCGTTTGCGTTTGTATTTCCTGTGAATTTGCCTGTTTCGTCCCGGTTACCCAGGTAAAGCTCTTCGAGATCAACGTCACCCATTATTTTGTATTTTTCTTGTAGCGCGGTGTATAGTGTATTATAGTACGGCATAATGAGATTAAGTCTCTCGTTTAAACTAAGTTTCCACAAAGCAACTGTTTCTTGACCGATTTCGCGCATATAATAATGAAGCAGAATTTTGTGTTCCAGAATTGGCCTATAGCTTTCCTCAAATATTGGAAAATTGAAATTGAATATTAGGGGCGCTGCTTTATCTATTCTTTGGTCTATGGATAAACCGGGACTATCAGGGGTAAGAGTTTCAACAAGCCACCTGATTTGTGTGGTGTATTTACTCATTTGGTTCACCATCCGTTCGTTCTATGAGGTTATTTTTCTCAACTAGATTCCCATTAACTAGCGTTTGTAAATTGCTTCTAAAATCAACAGAGATATCTGTACCAAACATTTTGTTGATTTTCTCTGCTGCCTGTCTGCGGGCATTTAACATTACGTTTCTTTGGGCTTCTATGTTCCCATAGTTAGACGCGACCTCATCCGCTACAAGTCTTTCTCTTTTATCCGTGTTACTATTTTCAATGCCACAAAAGGTGAGTGCTTCGTTCCAAACGTTGTGTTTTAGTACCATAAGTTTATCAGCAACATATGGCGCGTCAGTTTTAATGACTGTTACATTTCTGGGGTCAAGCGTGCTGTCCCCATAGATCACAGGGCAATTCCCATCAAACTGCATGTACAAATTCTTCATTGATAACATGCGTTTTTCATCACCTAAAATAGCAACGGGTGTTTTCTGTGCTCTTACGTTTACTTCTATGGTGCGTTCAATTTCGTATAGTCTTTTTGCGTATAATCTTATTGTTAAGTCGGTAGGGGTGTGCAGATAGTTGTTAAATATAAGCACACTATCACCAGGACCACGCTCTGCATTATAGCCATTAGTGGCATATGCTCTGCGGTATGTTGGTATACGGTATATATCCAACTCACCGCCAATCATACATGTTAGAGCGAGATCACCAACAATCGGGTCATTAAAGTAAAGCGCAAAGCCAAACTCATATAACGCTAATTCCAGAAATCTTTCATCGATTGTATCAGGTAAATTATGCCACTCAAAAACGTTTAATGCAAACTCTTTAAGTCGATAGTAATAGTCTAGATATGTTTTGTTATTGAGTATTGCGCTTTCATCTACTGCGGTCGGAACTTTTCTTGCCATGGTATCACCTCCTTACTTATTTGCTCTATTATAGTCACCAATCCAGTCACCATGCCAAAAAGTAACGCCATTATCATAGACAGATTTAATTTTGTTCATGTCATCAAATGGTACGCTTCCGGTTAGTTTAACGCCAACAGTTTTAACATAGTTCCAGCTCGGTCTACCTGTAGTATTTGGTACCTTGACTTTATGTGTTGCGTAACCATACATCGAGAAGTAGTTGTCTATGATCTCGGCGTACTCCACATTTATAGATAGGGGCATAACAACAATGTTACCGGCTCCGAGCGCAAAGAGAGCATTATTATTTGAGGAACCGTGTGCTTGTGGTGGCAATTCAGATGTAGCTTTAACCTGTGCTAATTGACTAGCAATATTAGCTGCTCCGCTTATCACACCAAGGGGATTGCCGCTAGCAATACTGGCAATACTTCCCGTGACCCCTGCCACAACATTAGATGCAACAGCGGCGCTGCCCCCTTGTTGTGCGACCCATGCGCGGAAAGCATCTATAGTATATGCACATTGGGGGAAATTGGTGGTAGTAATACTTTCGGGATAGTTGCTAGCCCCTAGCGCTCCACCAAACGGGCCGTCCAATCTCTTATAGCCAATTGGTGATACAGTGATGGAGGGATTACAGGTAGTGACGCCAGTAGCGGAAAAGTTGCAAACGTTATCAGAAAAATATTCGTAACGGTAGCTAGCAGAAGTTCCACCAGTAGACAACCTCAAAAAGTTATAAGGGTATGTGAAAAGTTTGTTGTTTTTGGGAACATAACCATCTATGTTATCCGTGACTTTATTAAATGTGTATGTCTTTGTTACGGGAAAAGGTGTTTGGCTGATAAAGCTCTCATAAAACATGAAGATAGACACAACCGCATTTGACTTATTGTCTGCTGTAAGAGAGGACAAGAAGTTGTTAACATCGTTTGCAGTGCTAAAAACATTAAACTTTATACCAGAATATACACCTGAATACATGGCTCCTACTGCGGGAGTGTTATCTGCATTAACAGAACATGCAACCACTATTCTTTTACCATCATTAAATGAGGGTATAGTATCGATTTGGAACCCGGGGCCATTACTACCATTATAAACATAATCGCCTAGTTCCAAATTTTCAGCGACTATATTCTGTCCTATTCCATCATTATTTATATGCTCCCTCTCTACAAAACTAGGATGGATGGTATAGTCAAACAGCCATGTTTGCATAACGTCAAGAGTAAAAGAAACCTCACTACAAGACGGGTTAATATAGTTTATCTCATCGATGAAAGCGTAAAACCATTTTTGTCTAAAATTAGCATTTTGGAACATGATATAGTTGCAGTCGAACAGATCATCGGCAACAATCGGTAAGCGCAACATATTTTGCATTCGCACTGGTGTCAAGTCAGTAAAAGTATATTTTGCTTTTCCTGTGAAGTATGCCACTTGTGCAGACACGTTCGGGAAAAAACCTTTCCCGAACGTGTCCGTATAGGTACTGTCAAGTGGCACACCCCTTAACACCTTAACTGCTGTTATTGGCGTAATGGGTGTAATAATCATTTTGTACCTCTATTATGCGGGCACGGTAATGGTGGCTGTGCCGGATTTTGTATCATCAACTACGGAAGTTGCGGTTACAGTAAGGGATGAACCAGTTTCACCGGCGCCCACCGTAAGCAAACCGCTAGAAGATATCGTGCTGTCAGTGCCGCCTGTTACTTTCCATGTCACTTCCTTACTGGCAAACCCGTCAGCAACTACAGTAGCAGCAAGCTGGAGGGTAGAACCTTTACCTACACTAGCAGTAGAGGGGGTTACGGTTACCGAAGTGATAGCCGGCGTATCGGTGGTAAACAGAACAGCGTTTGCGAACGGAGACGCGGAAAACGTTTTCCACACATGGTAAAAGTAGTTCCAGTATAGCCCCTGTCCATTGTACTGTTCGGTAAAGTTGTAGAAATTATCAAACACCATGAACCAGTCACGGTCAATGATCAGAGCGGGGATATTATCAAGCGCGGTAAGTTCTGCCGGGGTGATCTCCACGTAGGTTGGGTCATTAGCAAAAAGCAGGGCTAGGCGCTCATTATCCAGAGTGCCGAAGCTATCCACCTCAATGCGACGACCCATAAACTCAACATAGTCAATGTTAAAAGCACTTGCCAAAGTGTTGACATCCATAATGGCGTTAAACTTTGCCGAAGTAATGAAATACTGGTCAGCTTTAGGGGTGGTAGTTTTCACGCCAGCCATGTTATAATCACTGGACATATACGGCAAAAGGTTGGAAATACCTTTCATGGTGGTAACAATGCTATTAGAGTTCTCGGCATTAACCGTAGCAACATTTACCGGATGGATTTTACCAGCCAGAGCAAGGCGGGCAATCAGGTATTTCATAGTCAAAAATTCATCGTAGTTAGCACCAGTATAGAGGGTGTCAACGATACGACCAATAAGGTCAGTAATACCGTCCCACGAGAGAAAGGCCTGCCGTAACTGATCATTAGAAACAGTCACTTTGTAAAACTTCTGGTAGTTCATGCTATGGAAAGCGGCACGAACATCGGGGATTACACGTTTGAAAATCTCGGTCTCTGCGACCTGGGGATCAAACTGGTTCGGGTCAGCAAGGTTCGCGAAAATTTCCTCGACGGTTTCGCCAAACTCAAGCAGTCCTTTTTTGAGACCAGCCCACGGGTTAGAATACATCTTAGAAGTGATGAGTACACGACCGATACGGTTAACCAGCGCACTCAAAAACTCATTTTGATGTACGGGGAAAGTCTGCATAATATCGCCAATAGCACGAATACTATCGGTACTATTCTCTGCGTACGGCACATGAGCCCAATATGCAGACTGTGGGCCCATATCGTTTCTAACCGCGTTCAAAATCTGAACAGAGTTAGCGTTCATGGTTTTTATTTCAGGAATTTTAGGCATGTTGTTACCCCTCCACTCTCTCGAGGAGTTCGTCAAAAGTCTGGTTGGTTCCATCACGTTTGACATCTTCCTCGGTTTCCTCTTTGATTTCTTCTACTTTTTCACGGACTTCATCAGTGCCCCAAAATCGACGCTGGTATTCGTCTCGTAATTCATTGTAACGGCTTTCCCAATCCTCAACGTCACGCGGGGTATAATCGTAATACTCCTGATCTTCCCCGTCGTAAACCTCGCCATATCGACGGAGCATTCCCTCGCGTTCGTCGAAGTCGTCTTTAAGCCGCTGAAAATCGTCGGACATACTTTCCGTAAGGCCGCCGGTCTCCATGATCTTGCGCAGCAGATCATACATGCCGCGTCTGCTCATAAGCCTAGCCATTTTCATCTCACCTTTCTTATTTAATTGTTCCACGTGGAACACTACCAAAACCGTAGGTACATGTATATTGGCATTCCACCTTTTCTACCGGTGGGGGGTTCGGGGGGTATGCCACCCAAAAAAGAATACCACTCGTTGGCCTGTTCACCACGCCAAGGCTGGTCTGGGTCAGCTGGTCGCTCGTAACAATTTATAAAGGCCATTGCCAAATAGTAAGGGTCTTGCGTGGAGGTTTTAAACTCCTCAAAAGTAAGGGGATATTCAGATGTTGGGTACCATTGGGCACCGTTAGCGAGTTCCCAATTTATCCTATCTATCTGGCCGTTGATATCCCCGATGGGGTAACCGCGTTGATTTGCCCAATCAATATACTTACTGGCGGGGGTCCATTGCACTAGCCCATATCCACCATCTAAGTTTCCCTCATCTAGATCCTGCCATATACCGGGGTTTATTGTGCTCTCACTTTGCATATTGCCCAACATAGCAGCAACACTTTCCATTGTCCAACCTTGCGGACCCATTTGTTGCCAAATATAGGTGGCGTTTTCTTCCATTTCTGACTGGGTTAGCCAGTCATTTTTAGAAACAGGCATGTCACATCTTATACAGGTCGGACATGTGCCAAGCCCCGGTAATGTGTCCATTCCGACCAATAACAACGCGGTCACCGTTAATTTGCATAACGCTAAATGTTGCATTTAATACCCAGCTTGCGTTTTCGACACCATTATAATCGATAGCTGTCTCCACCTTTACAAAGTCGCCAACCTCTATTTTAGTAGGGGTGGGGGTACCGTTGTTACAGTATGCTCTAAACTGATTTACACCGCCATTAAAATAGTTTTGGTCAAACGGAGTACTGGTAAACTGCCAGAAAGCCCAGAACGGCCAGTGTTTAACCTCGGGAGTTCCGCGACCACGATAATCAGCTACCCATAGACCATAATCGTTATCACGCAGTGCATTATATTTGCCACTGTTTTCTACACTAGCAGAACAGTAAAATAATGCTTTAACACCAGTTTTCTCTTTTACACGGTTAAGCCAGCGTAATGCCCATTCGGCAGGATAGTCCAAAGCACCGGCTTCCCAATCAAGGGCAAAAATAGCGTGTCCCGCATGGTGGCCCACCAAACTTACGAACCAGTCGGCTTCATCTTCGGGACTATTGCCAAGATCAGGGCGGGCATAGTGATAGAAACCATAGAGCAAATTATTGTCTGGATTACCATCGTTAGAGCCATGATAACTGTCATAGTGACGGTCAAGCCCATCCGATTTATAACCAACACCCTCACTGGCTTTAATGATTACAAAATCCCCATGAGCGGGGCTGTATTCCTGCCAACCAGAAACATCAATACCTTTTAACATGTTCATCTCTCTGTTTCTCTTTCAATCTTTTCGCAAAGCTTTGTGAGCGCGATTGTATTATTGTTAATCGCTGCCGTAACACTTTTCATTTCATCATCATGCTGCTGCTGCATTCTTTCGCGTTCCTCTCGGTGTTTATCTTCGATATATTTCACATACCAAAGAGCAGCACCACACATAACAATTGGGAAGCCAAGGTTGGTTATTGCATTAATAATTTCATTCACGAGCACACCCCCTTTACAATAAGATCCCCTTTAAATATACCACACTTTAATAGGTATGTCAAGCACTTTTTCTAAAATTTTATTTGTATTTTTTACATGAAAGCTATTGTATTTTCTGCACTGGTATGGTATCATAAAAATAAGGAAAGATCATCACCACTTTCCAAAATTATTTAAAGGAGAAAAAGAATGAAGTACGTGTCCAGAACAATCACAACCACTTGCGTAAAAGTCGCAGAAGTAAAATTTATCGATGGTAACGTAAGCACCACCGAGCCTGTCGAGTTTAAGTTTGAGGGTATCATAGACGACAAGAAAATTCTCAAACATGCAAAGAAAATTCTCGGTAGTGAAAATTACGTTATCGTAAGTAAAGTAACCAGTACGTCGGTGTATCGTATGCCTATCGATGTGTTTATGAGTTCCGCTGAGATAGTGAATATGGAGGATGATGTAAATGAGTAATGAAATTGCTGTGCAGAATAGTTCCTTAACCGATATCAACGAAACGCAGTCTATGTGCTCTTTTACGGTTGAGACCGTCGAGGACAAGAAAAAACTGTTTAAGGTAGCCACCGCTCCTGACCATAATGTAGCCGAATATATCGGTAAATCCATCAAAATTAAAGACGTGTATGCCGAAGTAGTCCACATGACGAACCAGGAAACTGGTGAAGTTACAGACGGTATCCGCATGGTTATCATCGATGATAAAGGCGAAAGCTACCAGTGTGTAAGTTCGGGCATGTGGAACGCATTTACCAGAATGAGAGCTATTTTTGGTAACCCCACTTATGACCCCGCAATTCCGATTGAGATCAAACAAATTGACAAGGGCGTAAACAAGAAAATTCTTTCCTTTGATATCATCTAAATTTAAGCCCCGTTTAACGGGGCTTTTCTTATAAGGAGTAAAAGCATGACTAGACACGGTATTGAATACGATCTACCGAATTCCCCATATAACATAAAAATTGGCGAAATAACCTTTTTCTTTTCTTCTGCATCTCATTTAGATAAATTTGTTGATATGTATGAAGAAAATCAATATTCAATGCAAAATAGTTTATATAAGAGGTTTAAGTTCATTGTTGATATAGAACCAGTGTACTCTATCTTCTTTTATAATAAGGTAGAAACACGTGGTTTTTATATAGAATTTGAGGGGGTTGGTTATTCATGGCTAAGCAGTATAACATTAAATGGAGACCGTCTGACAATCAAAGAATAGCCGCCAGAGTTCGTGCATTTAATGGCAAGTTAACAAGACTAATAAATAAACAACCAGAATTTCAAGCCTTTTTACCTAGAAGAATATCAACACAACAAATTAAAGAACAGGTGGTAACAAGAGCTGACCTAAATAACATATTAAATTCGCTTTCTAGGTTTAGTCGAAAAGGTGCAGAAGCACCAATAACTACAAATTCCGGTATACAAACTACAGCATGGCAAATTAAAGAAGCGTCTATTCGTGTAGGCGTTATTAACAGAAAAAGAAAAGCAAAATTAAAACAATTAAATCCATCAACAGAAAAAGGCACAATGGGTTCAATTGAGGAAAACAACCTAAGACCTAAACGCTTCAACCCAAACAAAACAAAACCAGAAGATTGGGATAGCTTGCTAGAAAGTATCAATAAACAGTCTCGACCATCTTATGAGCAACAAAAAACAGAAATGTATAAACAAAATTATATTAAAGGTATTTACAAATTATATAACGCAACAACAGCAGATATAATAAATGAAATTGTTCAAATGATAGAAAGCACACCTGCACAAAAAATATATAATGCTTCTTTCGACGACCCTATACTTACAATTGGCTTTACTTATGACCCGTTAGAAGAATTAACTATAGTACAGGCCACTTTAGATCACTGGAAAGATTATTTATCATTATGAAATTTACAGCCGATTTTGAGACAACAACGGACGTTGACGACTGCCGTGTATGGGCAACTGGTATTTGCTCAATAGATGATAAGCTTTCATTTTATTACGGTAACTCTATAGATTGGCTTTTTTCTTTTTTTACAATATACCCGAATAGCACATTTTATTTTCATAACCTTAAATTTGATGGAGAATTTATTTTATGTTACCTATTTAATAATGGTTTTACGCACTCTAAAAATAGAACAAAAAACCTAGAGCCGCATACGTTCAATACTCTTATCTCTGATAAGGGTCAGTTCTATTCCATTTGCATTAAACTAGATGATGATAACGTCGTGACAATTTATGACTCTCTAAAAATATTGCCATTTTCAGTAGAAGATGTTGCAAAAAGTTTTAACCTACCCATTGAAAAACTAGAGCTTGACTATAAGGAAAAACGTGAACCCGGTCATATTCTTACAGCCACTGAAAAGGAATATCTAAAACATGATGTTCAGATTATGGCTATGGCATTAAAAACCCTGTTTGAGCAAAACTTACGTAAAATGACGCAAGGCTCAAACGCTTTATTCGACTTTAAAAATATTATGGGGCAAAGGAGATTTAAGAAGTTGTTTCCTATTCCAAAGTATGACGCAGATGTCCGGCAAAGTTACCGGGGCGGTTTTACCTATTGTAACCCAAAAATTCAAGGCAAAGATTTAGGCGAGGGAATTGTATTAGATGTTAACAGTCTATATCCCTCTGTGATGTACTATAATCCACTTCCATACGGGGAGGGGATGTTCTTTAAGGGAAAATACAAGCCAGATAAAATATACAATTTGTATGTTCAAATGCTACGTTGTAACTTTGAAATAAAACCTAACCATATACCAACAATTCAAATTAAAGGTAAAGGGTCACCATTTATACCCACTGAATATTTAACCTCATCAGCTGGCGAAGATGTAACGCTTTGTTTAACTAATGTTGATCTTGAAATTTTTAAGACGCATTACAACTTACACAACGTAGAATATATAAGCGGATGGAAATTTAAATCTACAAATACACTTTTTCGGGATTATATCGATAAATGGATGAAAGTGAAAATAGAAAGCACTGTAAACGGAAATAAAGGAATGAGAACACTTGCCAAACTTATGCTAAATGCTCTATATGGAAAGTTCGCGCTAAATCCAAAAGTACAAAGCAAAATCCCGTACATGGAAAATGGCACTATTAAATATATGCTAGATGAACCCGAAACTAGAGATCCTATCTATATTCCTGTTGGTTCCTTTATTACTGCATGGGCTAGACATAAAACAATCACTAGCGCACAGTCTGTGTATGACCGGTTCTGTTATGCAGACACAGATAGTCTACATTTATTAGGCACTGAAATACCTAAAGAGCTAGAAGTAGACCCAGTAAAATTAGGCGCATGGGACCATGAAGCTACATTCACCCGTGCAAGATTTGTAAGACAAAAAACATATATTGAAGAAATAGACGGTAATATACACATAACTTGCGCAGGGATGCCTGATCGTTGTTACCCACAAGTTACATGGGATAACTTCAAGATCGGCGGAGAATATCACGGTAAACTTATGCCCCAGCACGTTTCTGGTGGAATTGTGTTAAAAGATGTTGACTTTAAAATAAGAGGGTAGTATAATATAAGTATAGGCTTTAGTAGATTTATGGCAATAGTATTCACCGGACACCAACGGGTAAAACCGACCGGGAATAGATGGGGTGGTTCCTATATTGTCAACTGCTAAAGCCTATTTTAAAAGGAGTTTTGTTATGTGGTATGATGTGAATAAAACCTTAACGCATAATGCGCTAATTAACATAATCATTGGACCGCGTGGTTCAGGTAAAACATACGCACTAAAGAAAAAGGCTGTTAACGATTTTGTCAAAAAAGGTAAACAGTTCGTTTATGTGCGTCGTTTTGAAAGCGAATTAGATAAGGTGCAACTTAACCTGTTCAAAGACATTATTGTTAATGGTGACAATCAGGGTGTGGATATCCAATTTAAAGGTGAAACATACTATTTTAATGATGAGCCAGCTGGATATGCTATCCCATTATCACGAGCACAATATTATAAATCAGCTGCATTCCCTTTGGTTGATCTCATTTTCTTTGATGAGTTTATAATCGATAAGGCAAATAGCAGATATCTCAAAAATGAGGTCCAACAACTGCTGGACCTGTATGAAACCATAGCGAGGACTAGAGAGGGGGTAAGATTATTTCTTCTGGCTAACTCTCTCTCTTTCGTAAATCCCTATACCATCTATTGGGATTTAAAAATGCCAAAAGATAAAAATATATGCAAGGCTGTTG